AATGATGACTTCCAACGTAATATGGTTACTATCCTTGCTGAAGCACGTTTAGTTCAATATGTTAAAGCAAATGATTATCCAGCATTCGTTGATGGTAACATCGCTACTGCAATCGCAGCATTAGCTGTATAAAAAAATAACGGGGGTTGGGATTCTTAACCCCCCTTTTAAATTTGCACAATGGAAAAAAAGACTCGTAAAAAAAAGGATTTAAACGTTAAATTAAACGTTAACGATGCCGAATTGACAGTAAAAAGAGATATTCAAGGAACAGAAATAGACCTTGACACTCGCCTTGTTGATGTGCATATCGAGAAAGATGCTGATGGTGTTCACGCAACGATTGAAATTGATGACAAAGTGATTTATGAATTTATCGGAAACGGACAATCTAAGCACTTGCCAAAGGGCGCATTATTCAAGATTAGCGGTGAAATGTTAAAGCATTTTCTAAAAAGAGGTTTCGGAAAACTTAAAAAATAAGCAATGATTGTAAATATTTCTGATTTTAATGGCAAATATCAACTAAGTACAGGAATGTATGACACTGTTAAATTGCAGGACTACATAGACAAGTACGAAAAACGTTATCTAATTGAATTGTTTGGTGCGAATTTATACGATGAGTTTATAAGTGATTTAGATGGTAGTAACATTCCTCAGTCGCCTAATTTTATAAAGGTATTCAATCCGTTCTATGAAAATTTAACGTTTAGACAGTTGATAATATCGGAAGGTATAAAAGAAATGTTGAAAGGATTTATTTATTTTGAATACTCGAAAGACCTAATTAATCAAATGACTCCGTACGGAAATGTTCGACCGATTAGTGAAAATTCAGAGCCAGTTAGCACGCTTTACTCAATGATTTATGCACGCTATAATGAAGCAATAAAGAGTTATAAGGCTATTCAGATGTACATTCAAGTTAATATGAACATTGCAACGGGTCAGGCTGTTATAGTTGAGTTATTAAATGCTGGAAGTACGTATGCAACTGCTTTGAATGTGCCAACAACCGCTACGTTTGGTAGTGGGTTGACACTTGACATTATCAGTGATGGTAGTTTAATCGAGTCGGGAACAATTAATGCTGCTGGAAGTAACTATCAATTGAACGAAGTAGTAACTGTTACGGGTGGTGATGGCCTTGGAACTTTTACGGTAACGTATATCGGAAAGGGTCATTTTAACACTTTTAACGGTTTTCAAAAACAAACGGCATACTGGATATGATAAACGAACTATCAACAATTATCGGAAACATTGTTTCTCAAATGGATTCAACTATCGATGGTCGCTATAATGACCCAAAGACATTGACTTGTGATAGTAAATGGGCGAGAGTAGGTAAAAAAGTTACTAATTCAAATGGAGACGAATTTTTGTTAACAGAGGTTGATTTCGATACGTTTATAATTGGTGAAAATACGGATTCAATAGCGTTAGACGGTACTATTAATTTACCGCAACCGTTTTTTATTCACGGAACCAAAAAGGCAACCAACAGAGAATGGACAATCTTAAGTAACGATGTAACGGCAAAAACGCCAATTATTTGGTTGCTTGGTTCCCTGAATTATAAACAGTTTGGGCGTGAAAGTACAGTTGATATTGAAAGCTCAGTGAGAATATTCTTTTTAGATGAAACGGACGTAGCTAATTATTACACTGCTGACCATATTACGAATGTTGTTTATCCAATGGAGCAGCTTGCTAAAGAGTTTATAGAGACCATAAACAGAAATAGAAATTTTAAAACTATTGAAGATTGGGAAATAATCGAATTTACGAGGTTCGGTGTTGAACAAGAAAACGGAATGTTTCAAAACATTTTAGACGCAAATTTATCAGGGGTGGAGTTAAGAATAACGCTCACAAAGTATAAAGAAAATTGTAAATGTTAATTTAAAAAACAAAAATTATGAGTATAGGATGCAATTGCGCAAGTGGATTAAGTAATACAGGGAGACCAAATTGCGTACCACTTCAAAGCGTAACAAGTAAATTAATAATGGTGCCGTTGTTCGGTGCTGATGGAACAGCAAATTTTATTGATGTAAGTGTCGGTGGAACATTACCAGTTTGGGCGGATTTAATCAATGAAGTAGATGCTACAAAAAGATGGTTTCCATTACCAAACTTTGAGAACGTTGAAATGCCTAAAGCAGATTCTCAATTCGAAGAGGCGAATAGTGGTCGTATGGTTTTCTTACGTCAAGGAAAGAGAAGTTTTGCAGGCGAATTGTGGGCTGATGACTCAACTCCAACGTTGTTAGGTAAACTTCAAAACAATAGATGTGTAGATTTCGGTGTTTATATTATCGATATTAACGGTAATTTAGTAGGTTCAAAAGTAGGAAATAAATTATATCCTATCGCTGTTGATAATCCTTCATTCAACCCAACATTCACATTTGCGACTGATTCAACAACGCAAAAAATTATGTTAGGATTTGACTTCGATAGATTATTTGATGAGTCTACAATGTACATGATTACGCCAACTGAGGCAGGTTTAAACTTCAACGATTTAACAGGTCTTATTGATGTGAATTTGACAACTGTTACTATTGCTGCAGGTTCTTTAACATTCACAGCTGCGCTTGATTATGGAACGGCTTTAAACCCGATTTCTTATAGCGGTGCTTTATCTGCTGATTGGAATTTGACTGCTAATGGGGTTGCTGTAACGCCTTTGACTGTTACTGAAAGTTTGACTACTATCGGCGAATACGTTGCTACTTATACAACGGGTGGTTCTGGTGATGCAATGCTTTTAAGCGTTTCGAAAGCAGGATTTGACGGTGAAGTATCTTATTTAGAAGTATAATGTACGTTCAAGTAGGTAATACACAATTTGCAGTTGAGCAATTAACTGACAAGTCGCTAAAAGATGCTTATTTGTTGTTCAAGCATATCAAGCCCAACGTGGTAAAGGTAGCGTTTGAGTTAGCGAATAAAGGCGGAAAGAAGCGTGCTAAATTGAAGTAATATTAATCTTTAGAAAGGATAAAGGAAGGGTGTAGCTAAGGTTGCACCCTTTTTTATTGTAACTTTGTAACAATGGGACTAATGGACACGGTTTTGGGTGATTTAATGGAGCGCAGCAAGGCACTTTCTCAGCGTGAAATATGGTTTTATGTGTTCTCAGATATGAAATTCAAAACAAAAGTTCTTGATTTTATACGTATTGACCAACTTTTTGAGCAGGGAGTGAACGAAGACGACCAAGTTATCGGGCGTTATTCCGTAATTACTGAGATGGTTTACAACCCCGAAAAGGTAGCAGGCTCACCTTATACACTTAAAGACTCAGGAAACTTCTATAAATCATTTATGATGGAAGTTTTACCGGACGGAATAATTATTAACGCTGATGGAATAAAAGACGATGGCACGGATTTACTTGAAAGATTTACGAACAAAATTCTCGGACTTACTGACGAGAGCAAAATCAAACTTATCAAAGAACTCAAAGAAAAATACTACACAGAATCACTTCGATTATTACGAGGATATTGACGAATTACCTTTATCAAATTGGATAAAATGTACATCAAACGAATTGATTTATGTTAGGAAAGGAAAAGAAGGGAACGAAGAGAGTGATATTGAAGCGTGGCAGCGTATTTATGACAGTTACATTGCTGAATATGGATTTTCAGAAGTGTACAAAAAGCTGCTAAATGCGATGAGAAAAAAGGCGTTGTAACGCTTCAGACATTGCTGCAAGTTGCTGAAGTTTTAACATTGCTTGCATTGCACCCTCTGATTCAATACCAAACAATCCCATTGCGCCAGTCATTCCAGCGAATGCATCAATACCTACTTTACCAGCTTTTGCAATTCCTGTTCCTAAATTTTCAACAGCACTACCAGCCGTTGATTTAATAACAGCATTTGTGTCTTGAATTTGGTCTTTAAGTTTACCAGCATCAATTGTCATTTGCTTGAATCGTGGGTCGGTTGACTCCATATTCTGAAGAGCTACAGTCATTTCACGTAACTGCTGTTTCAGTCCTTTGGTCGCTTGTTCATAGTTACCTACATTTCTGAAATTGTCACCTACTGTTTTATCAATTTGTTTTAATTCTGCATCTGCAATATTTACGGCTGCTGCAACCTCTTTGTATTGTGTTTCAAGTGCTGCATAAGCCGCTGTATTTGTTTTTCCTGCCTTTTAAGAAGCTAACATCTGAGCAAGTAATTCTTTAGCTTGAATCTTAATAACTCTTGTACTTGCTTCAAGTTGTTTGTAGGCACTCGCTTCGTTAATTGCGGCTTTCGCTGCCTTTTCAGTTGCTTTGGCTTTATCGTTTTCGCTTTTTGCTATTGCGTTGTTCGTCTTAATTTGCTCCTGCGCTAACTTTTGCTTTTTTATTTCAATGTCAACAAGTGCTTTATCAGCTGCAATAACGTCTTTTTTAGCTTGTGCAACAACTTTATCAACAGCAACAGCATCTTTTTGCGTTTTAGTAGCTTTTTGAGTAGCAGAAACAAAGTCATTTATACCTTTAGTATTGCCAAAATCAGCGCCTCCAATATCCTTTTTCAGACCTTCAGCAGTTTTCTTCAATGCTGCGTCAATTTCCGCAAACTTTTTTATCGTTTCTTCGGCACTTTCTTTGATTCCTTTGAATATATCTTCACTATCAAAGATGTCATTTGCGCTTATTTTCTTTGCCATATTCTTCCATTAAATTAAAATATTCTCTTGTTGTAATAGTCTTAACATTTACCCAACTTCCTAACCATTTACTCAAGTGAATTAATGATTGTTCTATTGTTATTCCACTCCCTTTATTCATTAACATAGCGTCTAAATTCGCTATTTGCATCTCTATTTCTGTAAGTTTGAAGCGCTCCCTGGTGATAATAAAATCAACCTCTAACAACGCCTTTTTTCTCATCGCATTAAGCAACTTTTTGTACATATCTGAAAGTCCATACTCTAAAATATAACTGTCATAAATCTTTTGCCACGCTTCAATATCACTTTCTTCATTCCCTTCTTTGCCTTTTCTAACATACGTTAATTCGTTAGATGTACACTTGATCCAATTTGATAACGGCAATTCATCAATATCCTCGTAATAATCGAAGTGATTCTGTATAGTATTTTTCTTTGAGTTCTTTAATAAGTTTGATTTTGCTCTCATCAGTAAGCCCGAGAATTTTGTTCGTAAATCTTTCAAGTAAATCAGTACCATCGTCTTTTATTCCGTCTGCATTAATAATTATTCCATCGGGTAAAACTTCCATCATAAACGATTTGTAGAAGTCTCCGCTATCTTTAAGTGTATAAGGTGAGCCTGCTACTTTTTCGGGGTTGTAAACCATCTCAGTAATTACTGAATAACGTCCGATAATTTGGTCATCTTCGTTCACTCCTTGTTCAAAAAGTTGGTC